ATGGGCAGACAGGTGTTCAAGGCACTGGTCGAACTGCATCTGGTATCTCTATGCTGATGGGTGCTGCGAGTGGTTCTATTCGTACTGTGATTAAAAACTTAGATGATTATTTATTACGTCCTTTGGGTGAGGCATTGTTTGCTTTTAATATGCAGTTTGACTTTGACCCAGAGATTAAGGGTGACTTAGAAGTAAAAGCTCGTGGCACTGAAAGCTTCATGCGCAATGAAGTTAGATCACAGAGATTGATTAGTTTCTTACAAATCGTCAGCAATCCTACTCTTGCACCGTTTGCAAAGTTTCCATACATTATGCGTGAGATTGCAGAAACAATGGACCTGGATGCAGAGAAGATTACTAATAATCCAGAAGAAGCTATGCGTCAAGCACTTTTGTTACAGCAAATGCAAAAAGAAGTTCAACCTGATCCTCAAACTGCTGTCGGACAAGACCCAATGGGTACTGGTGGTGGTAACATAGGAGTTGGTCAAGCACCTGCTCCAGATGAACAGGGTGCTCCAACAGGCGGTGGTGAACAACCTCAGCCAGAACAACAGCAATCGCAACAGCAGTTGCCTCCTGAAATTGTCCAAGCGTTACAACAAGTAGGTGGGTAATGGATACTAAACTTGCTAAACAAGTTTTACCTTTAGTTAATACGACACGTTTTACAGAGTTATTAGAATTATATTTGAATGAGAAGATTAACGAGCATCATCGTGTATTAGAACAGTCTGATGATGCAGCAACTCTGCATAGGGCGCAGGGTGCAGTTACTGCGCTAAAAAAACTAATGCACATGAGAGATGAAGTGCAGGGGTCAGCAAGAAGGGATTAATTATGGCAGAGATGACCAAAAAACAAATGGAAGAATTACTAGAGCGTCAAGAAGAAACAATGGAAAAAGCTAAAGAGTCTCCAGACTTTACGGCTGCGCCAAAAGAAGTTCCTGTGCCTAAAGATCGTCCTAAAAATCTAAAGGACTTTGTAGAAGAGGTTTTTAAGAAAGACTCTAGTTTTACTCGTGACCCTTTTGCTGATGCAACAGAAGAAGAAAAAGAAGAGGCGGAAGCAGAACTCAAAAAACAAAGAGCAAAAAAAGCAGGAGGAGGGTCTGTTGAAAAAGAAGCTGATTTTGTTAAAGATGATGATGAAGAACCTGCTGATCCCCCTCCAGGTGCAACACCAGAAGAAGTGGCCGACGATATCCCAGCGTACCTGTCTACCGGAGAGTATGTGCTACCTGCCAATGTTGTAAGATATCTAGGACTAGAGCGGATTGTATCTATGCACAAAGGAGCACTATCTGCTTTACAACAAATGGAAGATCTCGACATCATCGAAAACGTAGATGAAAATGGTATGGTCGAGGAAGACGATGATGAGATGGATTATCTAAAAGAACCTAAAGGTGTTGTTAAGACTACTCTTGTCGTTGCCAAGCCACACCCTAGCGGTATGATGGCTATGCCTTTTGCTCAAGGTGGTGCTCCAGGTGGACCTGATGATACTGGTGCTGCTTCTGATATTGGTGAAGATACCTCAATGGAAGGTTTTGATTTAGATATCGGTGATGGATCTGCTTATGGTGATCAAGGTTTTGGGACAGGTCTTGATGAAGGTGGCGAGGATAAAGATGAAGATACTCTTGGATTAGGTACAGGATCTAAAGATGCGGCAAAGGATGATTCAACTCAGCAAACAATTGAAAACTTGCTTGAACAAAATGTGCCTAATTACGGTAAAGAAGATATTGAACCCGGCATTCTTAATGCAATAGATGGTGTTCTTAAATCTGCTGAAAAAAAATTAGGTGACATGAGAGATAAAGGTCAATTAGTTACCGGAAGTATCGTGGGTGATGCATTTATAGGTCTTATGTCAGGAATAGTTGATAAGGCAAGAGAATCCGGTGCAACAATAGGAGATTCCGATCCAGCAGTAGATGACACATCAATTGGTGGTGGAGAAGATTCTGGGCTAATCACTGAAGAAAAATTAGAAGGTGATGAAGATAAAAATCAAGAAGAAACTGATTTTGTTTTTCAGCCTGGAGTAGGATTTATCCCTAAACGTAGAGGGATTAGAAGAGTTCAGGCATTGAGAGAAACAGACTTACCTACTGCTCGTAGAGGCGGCTTAATGGGTTATTAATTTCACGAGGGCTACTTTTTACCCCTAACATGGTGTTAGGCTACTAAAGACCCCCAATAAGGAGAAGACCATGACTATGGCTGAAGTACAAGAAGATCGCGTTGCTACTATTAAATATAAGCGAGATAGAGTTTCTGAAGATGAGCAAGAGATTGCAGAGTTGGAAGCAGAGCGAAACAAAGATGTAGAAGCTCAACGCGAAGAAGAAGCAGAACAAAATCTAGGTGCAGAGGAACAGACATACAAAAAAAGATATGGTGATCTACGTCGCCACACGCAAAAAATACAAGATGAAAATAAACGCCAGCTACAAAAGCTTCAAGATCAGGTAGAGGCTTTAACTAAGAAACAAGTTAAGTTACCTAAATCTGATGAAGAACTTGAAAAGTGGACTGAGCAATATCCTGATGTTGCAAAGATTGTAGAAACAATCGCCTCTAAAAAAGCTATGGAGGCTAGTAACGACGTAGAAGAAAAGCTTCGCAGAGTCGAAGAATTAGAACTTAGGATTGAGCGAGAGAAAGCTGAGACTGAATTATCTAGGCTTCATCCAGACTACGATGATTTACGACAAGATAAAGACTTCCACGACTGGGTTAATGAGCAACCTAAATGGATTCAAAGTGCTTTGTATGAAAATGACACTGACTTCTTAGGTGCAGCTAAAGCTATTGACTTGTATAAATCAGAGACTGGTAAGAAAGCAAAGAACAAAGACACGGGCGCAGCCAAGTCTGTAAGGACCAGTAAGCGTTCAGAAGAATTAACAGAGGGTAAAAACTCTTGGTCAGAGTCCAGAGTAAGACAATTATCTGGTGCTGACTTTGAGAGATTCCAAGAAGATATTGAAAAAGCTATCCGTAGTGGTAACTTTGATTATGATCTTTCTGGTGGTGCTCGTTAATTTTTTACTTGACAAACAAATATCACTATGATATAATAGCTACAAAATACTAAGAGATGCCTTCCATTCGGAACCACCATCTAAACTATTTAGTGAGGGGAGTAATGAAACTCCCCCACTTTTTCAAAGGCTAACCCTAGCCTTCAACTACCTGATAATCTAGGCCGGATCTTCTTCCCACCCTATCCTTGTCAGCCTTGAAGTGTCCCTCGTTAGCTCTTTTATGCACTTTCTTAAAGGAGAAAACTCATGGCATTTAGAAGTGCGGCAGGATACGCGAACCTTCCTAACGGCAATTTTTCGCCGATCATCTATTCCAAGAAGGTCCAAACTGCCTTTCGTAAAACCTCCATCTGTGAGGACATTACTAACAACGATTACTTTGGCGAGATCGCTAACTTTGGCGATACCGTCCGCATCATCAAAGAGCCAGAAATCTCGGTTTCTGCTTACTCGCGTGGCACTCAAGTTGTTCCACAAGAACTGGATGACGAAGATTACACCTTGGTCGTTGACCAAGCTAACTACTTCGCTTTCAAAATTGATGACATTGAAGAAGCACATTCCCATGTGAACTTTGAATCAATGGCCACTGATCGTGCCGGTTATCGGTTGCGGGATCAGTTTGACCAAGAAATCTTTGGTTACATGACGGGCTACAAGCAATCTTCATTACATACTAATGCAGATACTGCTCGTGTTGCTGCTGACAAGTCCGGCACCGATCCTATTAGCACAGTTGCTGCTGATGGCCTTCTGGCTTCTATGTCTTTGGACTTCACCGACTTCGGTGGTGGTTCGGCTGACTCGATTCCTGTTGGCGCTAACACAAACGCTGTTTCGCCTCTGGCGGTTATCAACCGTATGGCTCGTAAACTTGACCAACAAAACGTTGATCGTGATGGTCGTTGGCTCGTTGTTGATCCAGTGTTTGCTGAATTGCTCAACGACGAAAACAGCAAATTGCTGAGCAACGACTTCGCTGGTCGCCAAGACGCTGGTGATATCCTCCGTAACGGTCGTATCATCGACGGCATGGTTCGTGGTTTCCGTATCTATATGTCTAACAACCTCCCATCATTGGGTACAGGTCCAGGCACTGTTGATACAAACGGTTCTGCAACCAACTTCGGTGCAATCGTTGCTGGTCACGATTCGGCTGTTGCTACAGCTTCACAAATTGAAAAAGTCGAGACCTATCGTGATAATGACAGTTTCTCTGATGTTGTCCGTGGTCTGCATCTGTATGGTCGCAAATTGCTTCGTCCTGAAGCGATTGTTCGTGCCATCTATAACACTTACGAATAAGGGGGGTATAGATCATGGCTATTGATATGACTGTAGGTGGTGTTGCTAATGGCGCTGCTACCTCCACTAACCACAAAGCCCGCCTGGGCGCTCAGATGCCTTACACTGTTGAGTTTACTCTTGACTTTGCTGAGGCCACTACTGCCAAAGGTTCTGCCTTGGCGGCTACTGACGTCTTCCAAGTAATTGACGTTCCAGCTAATACGATGGTTCACGGTGCTGTTGCCGAGGTAATTACTGCCGTCAACAGTTCAGTTTGTACCCTTGACATTGATATTGATGCGGGTGATGACTTCATTGACGGTGGCGATGCAACCGCCACTGGCTTCTTAGCAATCGGCACTAACGGTCTTGCTCCATTTGGTGCTAATACCGTCAACCCAGCTTCTGCTATTAACACAATTGATGTTAAGATTGCAACGGCTGGTGATACTGCTATTGCTACTGGTCAGGTTCGTGTTATCGCGTTTATGACCGATATGACTGCAAAACTTGGTCCTAACGAAGTTGATCGTGACACTGCTTAAATAAACCAGGGGAGGTCTTAACGGGCCTCCCCGACTTTACAGGAGTATCTATGGAAGTTACACTTAAATGTTCTGTTGATGATGATACATTAAAAAAACATTATGAAAT